GACTGCAGCAGCCTTGTAATAGACTGCTTCAAGAGAGCGGGACTGCCCCTCAACTGCACGTATACCGGCAACATGCGCGGGGACATGCTGAGGCATGGCTTCGAGGATGTGACCGGCAGCGTCAATCTCACGACCGGCGCGGGGCTTGAGCGCGGGGATGTGCTCCTGAACCACGTCCATCACACCGCCCTGTATATAGGCGGCGGGCAGCTCGTACAGGCGAGCATCAACGAGTACGGCGGCACGACCGGAGGGCAGACCGGCGACCAGACCGGGCGCGAGATATACACGCGCGGGTACTATAACTACCCTTGGGACTGCGTGCTGCGGTACACCGGGGCAGAACCGGACACGGTGCCGACCACAAAGAAACCGGCGCAGTTCGTCACCGTCGAGCTGCCCATGCTGGAGGACGGACAGACGGGCGTAGTCGTCGCCATGCTTCAGGCAGCGCTGAAGTATCTCGGGTATGATCCCAGATGGATTGACGGTGAGTTCGGAATCAGAACGCGCAACATGCTCATGGCCTATCAGGCAGAACACGGCCTTGAAGCTGACGGCATCTGCGGCGCGGCCACGTACAAGAGCATAGTGGGAGGTGAGCGGGAATGAAGAAGATACAGATATGAACCAGCGGGAAAAGTAACTATACGCGCGAAGAATCTTAACTTTAATCAAAACAAAGGAGAAACAAAAATGAATGCACCTGAAAAAGCCTTACAGTTCAAGGCATGGATCGTCGCAGCTATCGCATTCCTCACAGCATTGTGGGGCTGGGTAGGCTGGGCTGTGATAATCTGGGTCGCCTGTATAGTCCTCGACTATGCCACGGGAACCTGGGCCGCGAAGAGCGCCGGGGACTGGTCGTCCGCCGTGGCGAGAGCAGGACTGTGGCATAAGCTGGGCGAGATCGTCGCCGTGCTTGTGGCGGCGCTCTGCGATATAGCAATTAGTGTAATAATTAACGGTGCCGGCATAGATATCGGCATAACATTCGGGACGCTCATCACGCCGGTCGTGCTGCTCTGGTACATAATCACAGAGCTGGGCAGCATCATTGAGAACGCTGGAAAGCTCGGCGCGCCTATCCCGGAATGGCTTAAGAAGTGGCTCAGAAATTATAAAGACAAGATAGATTCAGATCACGAGCCGCCCGTTGAAATAATCGAGTCGGACGAAACTCAGAACGAATAAGCAACACGCGCCGCGTGCAGTCGAAGGCCTGCGTGCCTACGCGGGGTATTGATGTAAGCTGCACCCGGCGCAAACAGAAAAATCCTTGTAAACCGATAGACCGATAGAGAGGTATTGACGTGACTGCAACCGTCAAAGAATTTTGCCGGATCAACGGCATTGATGAAAAATCAGAAAATCTTACAGAGCTGCTCTACTCTGCTCTGACTGGCGGTGATACCGATAGACGCGTTATCCGATCTGATGACTCCCGGCAAGAAAGCAAAACTGCAATTTCCGACGGCGCTCCGTGAAAAATTCATAGCCGAGTGCGGCTTCACACTTGAGGAGAAAACGATCCTAAATATGAGGGCTGACGGTTTTTCACTGCTGGAAATAGCCAGCAGGCAGAACTGCAGCGTGGAGACAATAAACCGGCGCATCCGGAGCATTAAAAACAAGATAGCGGAATCAGTTTAGAGCGACGCACCATGCGCCGCTCTTTCATATATCCCGAGACAGATTACTGACAGATTCCCGGCAGGTAACGGACATGTTACCTGCCCTTTTTTATCTTAGAATTTAAGCAGAAAAAGGTGATGCGCATGTATGTACATTTTAACCCTAACCCAGCGGGACACTCGGTTGGTGATTGCGTAATCAGGGCGTTGTGCAAAGCCACGGGGGAAAGCTGGGACAAGACCTTTGTTGAGCTGGCCGTGACGGGCTTCGAGCTGTCGGATATGCCGAGCGCAAACGCTGTGTGGGGCGCATATCTCCACAGAAAAGGCTACACGCGCACGGCGCTGCCTGATAAGTGCCCGGAGTGCTATACGGTGAAGCTCTTTACGGAGGAGCATCCGCACGGCACATATATTCTCGCACTGAGCGGGCACGTTGTTGCGGTGCAGGACGGCAACTATTTTGACGCATGGGATTCAGGCGACGAGATCCCGTTGTATGTATGGAAGGAGCAGAAAACATGAACTATTCTCCACAGTACCCAGCATATCAGCCTCAGCAGTTTTACCCAGCTTATAATCCACCGATGATGGACAACCTTGCGCAGATGCGCGCCCAGCAGTACGCTCCGCAGCCCCAACAGCCGACACCCACGCCAGCAGCCACACAGCAGGGCGGCGTGAACTGGGTACAGGGCGAGGCAGGAATGAAGGCGTTCCTGGTTGCTGCCGGAAACAGCGTTTTGCTGTTCGACAGCGAGAATCCGACTTTCTGCATTAAGAGCGCAGATCAGAGCGGGATGCCGCTGCCGCTGCGCATCTTCGATTACACGGAGCGCACACAGCCGTCACAGGCGCCCGTAGCGGCGTCGCAGCCGCAGAGCGTTGAATACGTACCCCGGGCGGAGTTTGATGCGTTGGCGGCGCAGGTGGCGGCGCTGACGGCCAAGAAACAGCGCAAGACGCAGAGTGAGGAGGCTACGGCAAATGAGTAATTCAATTTTTCAGGCACTCGGCGGCGCACAGCAGGCTGCACCGCGGATGCCCGGCATGGCCGGACAGTTCCAAAACATGATGCAGAAGTTTCAACGATTCCGCACGACCTTTCAGGGAGACCCAAGGCAGGAAGTGGAGAAACTCTTGCAGAGCGGGAGAATATCCCAGCAGCAGCTCAATCAGGTGCAGGGACTCGCGCAGCAGTTCATGCAGTTCCTCAAGTAATCTATATCGTGGCCACGATTAAGATAAATTAAAAAATTCCGAAAGGAGAAAACACAAAATGAGTCTTTCCGATAACGTTCCCTTTACCATGCCGGTGACTCCTGCCAACTCGAACGGCGACGGCTTCGGCTGGGGCGGCGGTCTGTTCTGGATCGTCATCCTGTTTTTCCTCGCTGCGTTCGGCTGGGGCGGTAACGGCTGGGGCGGCAATAATGGCGGTGTGATGGACGGCTACGTCCTCACGTCCGACTTTGCGAACATCGAGCGCAAGCTCGATGTTGTAAACAACGGCATCTGTGATGGCTTCTACGCGATGAACACCGGGATGCTCAACGGCTTTGCCGGGGTCACCCAGGCGGTCACGAGCGGATTCTCGGCGGCAGAGATAGCGAGATGCAACTCTCAGATGGCGTTTATGCAGCAGTTCTTCGCACTGCAGCAGTCGCTCTCCGATTGCTGCTGCCAGAACCGCGAGGCGATAGCACAGGTCCGCTATGACATGGCCACTCAGGCATGTGATACGCGCAACACCGTGCAGAACGCCACCCGCGACATCATCGACAATCAGAACGCCAATAGCAGAGCTGTTCTGGACTATCTCCAGAGCAGCAAGATGAGGGATCTGGAAGCCGAGAACGCCAGCCTGAAGCTGGCCGCATCTCAGGCTGCGCAGAACAACTACCTCGTTTCGACGCTCCGCCCGGCTCCTGCTCCGGCGTACATCACTTGCAACCCGTGGGCGTCAGCTGCCTACGGTAGCTGCTGCGGTGTTGGCTGACAACAGCATAGCGCTCAACTTGTCGGAATAATCGACATGTTCAGCCCCAAGAGCTGATATCAACACAAACGGCGGGGCTTAATGCCTCGCCGTGCTTTTTGAAAGGATGAATAGAAATGGCTGAATACACAAATGCAAACACTGCGACCGTCGCAGCGGGGCAGAATGTCCCGTTTACCGAGGAGACGGTATCCGGCAACCCCTGCATTGCCCATCGCGAGGGAGCGGGCATTATCACGCTTCGCGGTCTGACGAACCAGTGCCGCGCACGGTTCAAGGTTTCGTTCGGCGCGAATATCGCCCTGCCGACCGGCGGCACCGTCGGCGCGATCTCGGCGGCGATAGCCATCAATGGAGAGCCGCTGAACAGCGCCACGGGCATTGTAACGCCCGCTGCGACAGATCAGTACGGCAACATCTACGTTGCCGCAAACGTCGATGTCCCGCGCGGTTGCTGCCTCACCGTAGCGGTGGAGAACACCAGCGGGCAGGCTATCAATTTTGCGAACGCCAACCTCATTGTTGAGCGTATCGCATGAAAGGAGTAAATCATGAGCACAAGAGCACTTGAAGATATTTGCGAGAAGCTCTGCCGTGAGCTTGATGAAATCGCAAAGAAACCCGAGCTCGGAGCGGGTGACCTGGATATCGTCCATAAGCTGACCGACACCATGAAGAACATCTACAAGATAGAGATGTACGAAGAGGACGGAGGCTATAGCCGCGCGGGCGAATGGGAAGCGGATATGCGCGGCCGTTACGGACGCGGCAGCAGCTACGCCCATCGTGGGCAGCACTATGTGCGTGGCCACTACAGCCGCACTGACGCTCGCGAGCGCATGCGTTCGCAGATGGAGGACATGATGCGGGACGCCGACGATGATCGCACTCGCGAGGCTATCCGCCGCTGCATGAACGAGCTCGACAGCTGACGGGAGGGAGACCTTATGCTCGACAAGCAGGAGATTCGCAAGGAGATAGCCCGCCTCGAGTATGAGGAATCGAGCTACCCGAACTATGCCAAGCTCGCCGACCTGTACATAATCAGCGCTGAGATGGAGAAATCCAACGAAAGAATAGAGCCGCGCTATGAGCGGCTCTATTCGGGAGCAGCTACCCCGGCCGAGATGCACATACCGCAGAACGCGGTCAACATAGATGCTGCGGACAGCGATTTCTTAAAAGCTGTGAGCGGGAAAGATGCTGGCGACGCCTGGAAAATCATGGATGAACTCATGGAAAGCCTGCATGTAATGCAGCCCCGCACCTATAGCGCGGTCATGCGGCAGCTCCGGGAGCTGTAAAATTTGTAGGCTACGATGTAGGCTACGCAATGAAACGCGCCGAGCCGCGTTGTAATTTTTTAGCACTTTCACACCAAACTGGAAGCCCAAAAACAAAATGGAAACGACAAAAAAGATACCGAAAATCGCCGTTTTTAACGTTTTTCGGTATCTTTGGCGCAGAAGGAGGGATTTGAACCCTCGCGTGCTTTTTAGACACCTACTCCCTTAGCAGGGGCGAGAAACCCCTTGATTTTTCAGGCATTTGCGGGATTTTGTAGGCTATTTTGTTAGCTACGCGAATGCGTTTTTCGGCACTTTACAGGCCATATTGAAACCGGAATTCCCCTGAATTTGTTAGCTACGCGGGGAATTTTGACGGGCGATTATGGCGTCACTCAGCGCCTTTGTCGAGGACATTGATAGCGTTGTGGGCACTCTGCATGTCGGGATGAATATACCGCTGCGTCGTGGAGAACTTCGTGTGACGCATGATCTCCTGAATCAGGCTCGGCGCGGTCTTGGCCAGAGCAAGCGCTGTTGCTGTGGTATGCCGGCATGAATAAGGCGGCAGGTCACGCACATTCGCCCGCGCGAGCGCGGCGTGATACTCAGCGTAGAAATTATCCGCGTTCATGCCGACAATATAGCCTTTTTGGCTTTTGACGTTGGAGAGAATATCCAGCACGAGCGGGCCGAGCCAGTCAGGATAAATCAGCGGCGTTTCTTTTCGCTTTTTGGTTTTCAGACCGCAGCCGATAATCTCGTGCGTATCGGTGTGAATCATGTCGGAGGTGCAGCGCAGCAGCTCTCCGGGCATCATGCCGCTATAGATCATCAGGAGCGGGAAGGCAAGAAACTTATCGCCACCGTCGTAAGCTTTCCACAGGGATTTTATCTCATCTTCGGTGAACGGCTTCTGTTCGGTCTCCTCCAGCGGCGGCAGCTCGATAAACTCGGCGAGATTCGTCCGCGCCTGCCCCTCAGCGACGGCACGTTTATACAGCTGCGAGAAAAGCGTTTTCATATCCCGCGCAGGGTAAAACGTTTCGACTTGAGAATCGACGCAGCTTTGCAGATTGTTGATGGTCAAATCGAGCATGGGGACATTCTTCAGCGCCTCCATGCGTTTCCACGCGATATCATACGCACACTGCTTTGACTTCGACAGTGCGTTATAGGCGCTGGTAGACCACCCCTTGTAATAGTCGTTGAGCGTGGGGCGGTAAGCATCTTTTGCCTGAACCTCGACCGGATTCGCGGCAAAGGCCAGCGCCGCTGTCTTGGACGGGAAGCCGCCTTTTGTGCTGCGCCGCTGGTGCAGATTCCCGGAGGCGTCCACGAACGTCTCACACGTCCACATGGCCGTCCACGTGCGCCCGCGTTTATATGCGGTCCCTTGGCCGTTGCCGCGCCCTCTGCGCGTTTGAGCGATCTCCTGCTTTGCACCGCAATATAGGCAGTACGCGCTGATGTCAGGAATCTCCTTTTTACATTTCCGGCATTTCATAGCATCACCCTATAACTATGCCCCCGGTCGGGAGACTGGGGGCTGTTTTTATTTTTCCTTACGATTCCAGCTGAGATCACTCTTCACGGCGAGGGAAATGACAACCAGCGAGAGCAGGACGATGATTATAAACAAGATTGCAAAAGTGCTCGTTCTGGCACTCTTAAACAGACCGGCGGTCGTGACCGATGCGTCGAATATCATGTAGCCAATCAGCGCCATTGTCAGAATCACACACATGGCGATAAGCGCATATAGCATCGGCCGGTGCGAATAGAGCCGTTTGTCCTTCTCAACGTTTACCTCCGTCAAACGGCGAACGTCACCGGCCTGCTGGACATTTTCGAGTTCAAGCTCATGGATCTGCTCCGTCAGCTCCGCGACATCGGTGGAGCCTTTAATGCCAAACAGTTCATCCATTGATATACCCAGCACGCGGCAGACCGCCGCGAAGTTTAATAGCGCGTCCTGATTGTTGACATTCAGCTTCGTAATGAACGAGAGCGGGACGCCGGCCTTTTCAGCAAGTTCCTTTTGCGTCAGCCCCTTGGCGACGCGGGCGGCTTTGATTTTATATGGGTACTCCTTGATATACGATTCCAGTTCTTGAATAGCGGACACAAATGAACGCCTCCGAAAAATAATTTACCGAAAAAGAAAATAAACAAACTATGGTATTTGCTGCATGGGAAAGCGATTTTCCGATTCGGCGCTGGACATTATGGAGATTACCTGCTACCCTGTAACCGTAGCAGATAGTCGGTTTACAAGGGAATATCTGTTACAAGTCCCGCCTCTGATTGCAGCAGGGGCGGGACACCTTAGAATCATTCAGGTGCTACAAACTTTTGAATATACAGAACTTCGCGAACCAAGCGACCGGCATTCGACATTTCGGGGATAATCTCCCACTCTCCCGTATCAAGATTATGCACACGCATTGAACGTGAATCCTGAGAGCGGTTATGCGGCATGGGCGAATCAGGGCAGCGCAATAAAGCCGTACATGCGACGTCGTACGAGCGAAAAGCGAGAGCGACATAAATCCCAGCAATATCAAGCCAAGAAAAATTGTTGCACGGTGCGGGGAAACCGGAAAGGCAATCTTTTATATATTCAAAAAGCTCACCTTGAGACTGAGCGTTAGCTGCGGCGACATCCTGAATATCAGTGACTACTGCGGGCGCAATAAGCGGCGAACGATCATTAAGATCGAGATACATGACTTCGGCAAGGTACACATGAGATGTGTATGATAAGTGCCGCCGTTCTTGTTTGAGAAACTGATACATTGCGTAGCGAACTTGGCGATACTCTCGCCAAGCCCCACTGAGGGGAAGATAATAACATCTGCGGTTGAATTCAGCCCACACTAAATCTCTCGCAGATACGTCCTTTTCTTTGGCAGAGAGAGCGTTCAGTTCATCAACAGATATGCCTGTCCAAGGATTCTTATAAGCAAAGACAACAGACTCGTTATCATCAAGCACCTTACGACCTTTTTCTGTGACTCGATATTTTCGCTCATCTACCGTCTGTTCCAAAGCATCCACAGGGATTTGGGACACCGCAGAAAGAATATCCGCCTTTTTGCCCTTGACGGTTATACCGTTTTTTGCGGCGATGTCTTTTAGCTGCGCAACGGTGAACTTTGGCAGCATATCAAGTGCTGGGCAGAACTCGATGTATCCTCTCAACTCCAAGGAGCGCAACGCTTGATCCACATCGGATATGCCGAATTTGCGTTCCCACATTAGAGGATAACCGTTCTTTGGATTAGGGTACGAACCGTAAGTGCAGTATTCCAGCAGCATTATGTCTGAGTCCGGCAGAGTTGGCGCTGAAACGGCCTCGGGCCCAGACTCAGTTTTCTGGACGGGCAGGGGGACGGGCTTGCGTTTGAAGAAATCAAAAATTCCCATAGTTCACACCTCCCTCCTGAGCAAGATTCCATCCTTAAAATGTTAATAAAATATTAACACCGTCAGCACTCAAAAGTCAAGTGCATTATAGTACCAATATTGCACTTTATATCATTTTTCGTCATATTTAAGAATTTTAATATAAAAAGGAGAGAGGAATGACTTGAACGAAAGCGAAAAAGAGCGGGAGATAGAGAAGATCGTCCGGCTGCTGCAAATGCTGGACATAAAAAAATTACAGAACCTTTATTACCTGGTTCTGTACATGTGAGATAAGGCGAAAGCCCCGATGCGGTTTAATCCGCGTCGGGGCTTTTGTCGTTTTTGAGGTTCTCCTGATAGGCCTCGTAGGTGCGGCCGATGAAAGCGATGACGGTTTTCAGATCGTCGTTCGGCGTGGCCTTCAGTGCGTCAATGAAAGCGTTGACTTCCGGGCTTGACTCCCCGGTCGTGATGCTGGCCAGAAACACAGCGCGTTCCTGATCGGGCGTCAGCTGCGTATACATCGAACCCTCGCCGGTGCGTAGCCAATCTTCACGGACGTGGAACTCGCGACAGATCGCTGCGATGGTGCGATCACTGGGAGCCTTTCGCCCGGAACAAAGTTCAGAAACAAAAGGGCTGGATAAGTCTAACCGTTTAGCAAATTCATTGCGCTTGAGACCTAAACTCTCAATGCATAAAGATATGCGCTCTGCAATGGTGTCCATTGGAATCACCCCCTTTTCACAATGAAGTATAAATGCGCAGTTAGAAAAAGTCAAGAAAAAAATTAGCTTGGCGAATAAAAAAGACTTGACAAAGTAGCTGGGCGATGCTAATATGTAGCCAAGCTAATAAAGAATTAGCTGCGAACACGAAAAGGAGACAAAAACAATGTGGTGTGAAGGAACTATCGTAGAATCTGGCGTCAAGTGTGAATACTGGGTGAAGCACTACGAAGAGAAGAGCGAGGACTTCGGCTTGAACGGCGGAAGGATCAGCAAGCTGTCAGTCCGAATAGGCGACAGCTTCACCGCGAATTATGATCGCGGCTGGGACGTGTACCCCGAGGATGAAATCAGCAAGAAGGTCGTAGCGCAGCTTATAGAACGCTACAACTGAGCGGGAACGGCTTGAAAGGAGACGGGGAAAATGAAAGAAGAAACCGCTTTGCAGATAATCCGCGCACAGATGGAGCGTTTGTCGGAATCAGCCGATTTGAGCGATGAATTAGAGCTGGGTTACATTAACAGGATGGTGAAGCTTGGGCGGTTGGCCAAGGCTTTGGACGGGGTAGTTATGCCGGAATGGGCAGAAAGACACCTCGGCGAACTGGGGGGCCGACTTATTGAAATATCGAGTAAAGAGATACTTCCCTCGGAGCGTCTGTGGAATGCCACCGATGCGATTATTGAAATTATAGAGGCGATATGCTTTTGACGCGTCGCCGGGCGGCAATCCCCGCCCACCTTAATGCGGCCTTGCGCGAGAGCGCGAGCCGGTCACAAGCCCGGATAAACGCAGAGTGAGGACTAACGCGCAGAAAAGGGCGTCCGCCGCCTGCGGCAGCAACGCAGACGGGGCTCTTCCCGGCGAACGGCGAAAAGAGAAAAGGCATCCGCTCCCAATAAGCAAATGCCTTTCTCTCCGGCTTGTTTACCAGAACGCGGTGCAATCAGGTGCTGCGGCGGAATTACTTTACCGCCGTGCGTAGGCGGTACGCCTGATGCCTGATACGCATATTGGGGCTGCGTTTCTATAGCGCGCCGTTCACTTTGGCAGACCCGGACTGCCTACCCCATCGAGCATCCCGCAGGCGCTTTAGTCTGTAACTCGGGGGTAAAAACAATGCCTCGCACAAGGCGCTGCACAGCAATCACTCCTTTCGTGATGGGATGTGCCAATAGTAACACCGGGCTGCGCGTTAGTCAATTCGAGGGAAGAACAAGAAAGGAGACGGGGGCGACGATGAACAGCATCCCGGAGAGTGAGGACCTGGCTCCGTATCTTCGGCAGAAGCTGGAGCGGGACAAGGAATACACATGGCAGACGGCACCGTACATACACGAGGAAGTCCGAGAGGCACTGCGCGAAGTGGAATATTCTGTGAGATCACTGTCATACACGCCGGTGCGCCGGCACGGCTACTCGGATTTGCTGAATATATACGACTACAACGCCAACGGCTACAACAGCTCTGCGTACCTTCAGATGGAAATGCAGAGACAAATAGACGCTGCACAGATGCAGATCAACCAGAACACGATAGATATGCTGAGAAACAGCGCACAGCAAATTATTCACAGGTGGTAATTTCAACCAGCATTAAGGAGGTAAACGACAATGAGCGATGAAATGAAGAAAGAACTTGAAGAGGCGATAGAGCAGCTCAGGCAGCTGCCGCCGGAGAAGCAGAACATGTGTACGGGCTTTGTGCTCGGCGTCAATGCTACGGCGGCACTCAAGGCCACCCAGCCCGCGCCGCAGGACAAGTGAGGAGGCAGAAGGTGACATCCTCAGAAGCTCGCGATTGGCTTGAATCGCTGGACTGCATTGACCTCACACCGGAGCAGGCCGCGAAGGCGCTCAACTGCAACCCGCACGCGATCAGGCTGCAGGCACATGACGCTCCGGAGAAGCTCGGGTATCGCGTCTCGGTTACAAACCGCACCGTCAGGATTCCCCGCCGGCCTTTTATAGAGTTCTGGTGGGGGTCTGCGGAGAATAAGCCGTCGGCATGACCGCGGCAGAAATCAAGGGGGAGAAAACAATGGACAAGCTTACAGCTGCAGAGACACAGTTCCGACAGATGGGACTACACGATCTGGAGAAGTGCGCGGCAGAAGCCGAACACCTCATAACCAAGCGCACGGAGGAGATGTTTGAGCTTGCGAACGAGATTCGACAGCTCGACTATGAAGCTTTCCAGAGGATCAGCACCGCTGTCAATGCGGAGTTGGCCGGGAGGAAAGGAGCCACAGAAGATGGATAACCCTTTATCATGGCTGACCGTGACGGCGGCAGTCGCGTACCTTATCGGCTGCCTGTTCAGACAGGCGGCATATGAAATCGAAGAGCGCCACGCGGCGAGTGAACGCGCGTGGAAGGAGGAAGGACTATGAGCACAGGGACAATATGCCTGCTGATCTCGGCGGGCATAATGATAATCGTGACGATCTATTTGGATATCGTCGGCGAGCAGGTGGCGGAGATCAAGGAAATTGCGGAGGAGCAGGGCTGGGCAGACCCGGCCAAGGTACAGGAGCTGGGCGAGCGCCCGCGCAGCCGCGCCGCGCACCGCCGCCACAGACCGGCGCCGGCACCGGCGGTGATGGACGCGCAGTACTTCACCATGCCGGACGGCGAGAAAGTGAGGCGCAGATGAACAAGCCCATTTACACCATGACGGACGCAGAGCTTCAGGCTGAGAACGACCGTCTGCGCCGTGAGAATGACCGGCTCTGCAAGGCGCTTGCCGACATGGCCGAGGAGAACGCGGAGCTGCGCGCCAAGTATGACGGCCTTGTAGCCGGCGTCAAGGCTCTCAAGAATAAGATCAGAGAGGAGGAGAAGAGGCATGCCGGAGGAAGAAAGAGCGGCGGAGCAGGAGCAGGAAAGCTTTAAGCTGCGCTCCTGCAAGCATAAAAACTGCAAGTACCGCGCGACCAGTAATAACGCATACGGCGTCTACAGCTGTGACTATGCCCTCGTGACCGGCCACACCCGCGCGGCACAGCACCCCCCCGACAAACGTCAGCCTGCGGACTGCATGCTGTACGAGCCGCGCACCGGCAAGAAGCCACGGCGTAAGCCCTTTGTACAGACAGGATGAGCACCAAGAAAAAGGATGTGTTCAGGCAGTATATAAGCCTTTGCCCCAAGCACTACCAGAACTTCACCCATGACGGCAAGTACGTCATGATCCACATCGCAGATAACAGCCCCTGCTTTCATTGCGGAAGAGCGGGAGCACAGTACAGTTACATGCCTAAGTACATGCTCGCGCGTCAGCGGCAGCGCAGCGCTCCAGTGCGCAGCCGCGACACGCGGGCACAGTACCGGGGCGACTGGAGGGAACAGATATATGGAAACAACAATGACAGCAGCGAGCGCCCGGAAGAAGATGCCCTGCCCTACTGAAGGAGTAGAACAGGCTACGCTTTTCTCCTGGGCGCAGATGCGTACTTACTGGTACCCGGAACTGGCCCTGATGTTCCACATCCCGAACGGCGGGAAGCGGAGCAAGGCCGAGGCCGGGCGCTTCCGCGCCGAGGGCGTAAAGTCCGGCGTGCCGGACATCTGCCTGCCGGTAGCCCGCGGCGGCTATCACGGGCTGTTCATAGAGCTGAAGCGCCAGCACGGAAACACCACCACGAAGAATCAGGACACATGGCTTGATGGCCTGCGCGAGCAGGGCTATGCAGCTGCCGTGGCCTACGGCTGGGAGCAGGCCGCACAGATCATCACAGACTATATGGAGGAACGTTATGAAGCTTAAAGACATAGCCAAACTATGCAAGGCGCGAGGGATAATAACGCTCACGCAGATGGGCGGCACGCAATGGATCGGAGACTTCGGCGCGACTTTCCCGGCGCTCGGTATGCCGTTCATGGATGAAGAGACCGTAGGCGTGTGCCTTGACTTTGATGAAAAGACCAGAGAGAAAGTCAAGGTCTGCAACGGCATCCTGACGGACTACGAGCTCGACGAATATGTAGAGGGCGACAAAGAGCTTACGAGCGTTCTTCTCAGATTCCTTCACTACGGCAAGACAGTAGACGCATGGAGCACGGCGGACGGCGATGTAGTATTCCTCGACGCTGCGTACACAAAGCCGCTGCTCGCGGACGACGACAGGACGCGGCTGTTTGTCCGGCGTAAAATCGGCCGCGACTTCGGATATGTGATCGGCAAATCCGGGATGTTTGTCACGGCAATCATAGAGCCCATGAGATTCTGGAACGACGACACCGGACGTAGCCTGTCCCTTTCACACGCACTGGCGCAGGTACTGAACGAGGTGGACGAACAGATGAACACCGAACCTGACACAGACCCGGAGACGGGCGAGATCGTATGAGCGACAAGCTCACACACCTATCCTTATTCACCGGTATAGGAGGGCTTGACCTCGCTGCCGAGTGGGCAGGATTCACCACCGTAGGCCAGTGCGAATGGGCGGACTATCAGACCAAAGTCTTAGAAAAGCACTGGCCGGATGTGCCGCGGTGGAGAGATATCAGAACCCTGACAAAGGAGAGCTTTTATGAGCGAACAGGATTACGAACAGTTGACGTTATTTCTGGCGGATTCCCATGTCAGCCATTCAGTGTGGCTGGTAAGCAAAAAGGCAAAGGGGACGACCGTTACCTTTGGCCTGAGATGCTCCGAGTTATCCGAGAGCTGCGCCCGCATTGCGTCGTCGGTGAGAACGTACCTGGAATCATCAAGATTGCCGCCGGGCAGGTGGTCAAGGATTTGGAGCGCGCTGGCTATAACGTCGTCGTGTTCAATTATGAAGCTGCGGCTGTCGGAGCGTGGCACAGACGAAGCCGGGTCTTCTTTGTGGGCTACGCCGAACACGATGGACAGCATGGAACATCTGACGCAGCCAAAGACACCGGGGAACATCCACCACGTGGACCAGCTGGCGAATGCTGTGAAGTTATATACGACGCCATGTGCAGCGGACAGTCAGGGCAGCACGGGCGGGAGAAATCACAGGAGTTTGCGGACGGACGTTGCTGGGCAGCTGAACCCGGCGTGGGTAGAGTGGTTAATGGGCTTCCCAATCGGGTGGACAGACTTAAATGCTTAGGCAACGCTGTTGTACCGCAGCAAGCGTACCCGATATTCAAAGCACTAAAGGAGGAATTAGAGCGTGGCAGAGATCAAGCCATTCCCGGATAAACTATTCCGCACAATCTACATAGATCCGCCGTGGCCAGAACGGGGCGGCGGCAAAATCAAGCGCGGCGCAGACCGGCACTACAACCTGATGTCTGTTGCTGAAATTAAGGCGCTGCCGATTGCCCGGCTCGCAGACCCTGACGGGTGCCACCTGTACTGCTGGGCAACAAACAATTATCTACCAGCCGCCATTGAGTGCGTGAAAACGTGGGGCTTTGAGTATGTAACAGTGGTAACGTGGATGAAAGACCGTCAAGGGCTTGGACAGTATTACCGCGGCTCCACAGAGCATTGCATATTTGCCACGACGAAGAAGCGCCTGCCATACAAAGTTTCTCCTGAAGGCAAACGCTGTCAGGGGAAAACGGGATTCTACGCACCAAAAACAATTCACAGTCGAAAACCAGATGAGATGCGCCGGATGATAGAGCTTGTGAGTTACGCACCGCGCATAGAGATTTTTGCGAGAGAACAATTCACCGGCTGGGATGCCTGGGGAAACGAAGTGGAGGAACTGACATGACATACGAAGAGATCATTGAAGCTCTGCGCGTTTGCGGCAGGGGAGAGTGCGACGGATGCCTGGCGCCTGAACAAGCATGCGGCGCACTGTGCACCGAGGCCGCCGCTGCCATTGAGAATCTGACAGAACTGGCAAGAGAGAATGATAAGAGGGAGGCCGAAGCAGAAGAGAACGCCGCGAACCTCAAGCATAAGCTTGCCTGCAAGCAGACGGAGAACAACATTCTGCGTTCAGAGCTGCGCCGAATGTTCCAGCTCTACGTAGCCGCGGAGATGCGGGCGAACTCGGGCGTGAGCGAGGGGGTAGACGATGAACCTTAACTATGAAATTAAATGCGTAAAAACTCGCGAGCTCCCCATTTTGAATCTATCTGACATTCCAACCGAGGGTGAGCCTTTCTTGCTTGTGACCGATTTTAAGTGGCACGGGATTCCGTGGTTCTTCACCCATAAGGTCTACCTATCAAACTGCAAACTCGATAGCAAAGAGGTTTCACTGACATTTAAGATTATTCCCCCGGAGGAAGGAGAGCGCGAGGTTATCTCCTTTTAAGAAAAATTCACGATAATGAACGGAGACAATATGTAATTTGAGAAGGAGGATTGACCATGCCTATATACTACGAAGCTAAAACATTAGAGCGAGCGATAGACACCGCGCCGAGGCTAACCCCAAGCACGAAGAGCGTGTTGAAGAAGATCATACGCAGCGCGCCGGCGGCGGATGTTGTGAAGGTAACCCACTGCAAGGACTGTAAGCATTACAGGATATTTCTGAAACGGGATATGTGTGCGAAAAACGCCCAAGTGCTTGACGGACATGAAGTGGGCTTGACAGCCACAAACCCGGATAATTTTTGCAGCTACGGAGAAAGGAAGAGCGGATGAAAGCGGTTTTAATCAGCATACGTCCGGAGTGGTGCGCGAAGATCGCGAGCGGCGAAAAGAAAATTGAGGTGCGGAAATCGCGCCCGAAGCTGACCCCACCATTTAAGGTGTACATCTATTGTATGAAGGACGCGAAGAAGCAATTTTGGACAGGCCCGAGGTATTCCTATGCGGACGATCACAGCCATAACGCAATTGATAAATGCGGAAACGGTAAAGTCATTGGCGAATTCCTTTGCAATCAGATCATTGAGGATCACACGTTCGGCCACGATGAAAAGTTCTACAGTGCAGCCTGCATGAGCCCGTGCGATGTGGCGGCGTATGCAATGCAGTCGCCAATGTACGGCTGGCACATCGCTAACGTGAAAATCTACGACAAACCGCGAAAGCTAAACGCGTTCTACAAGAAGTGCTCGGAGTACACGGAACTCGGCACAAATTGTTTCGACTGCAAGTACGAATGCGGGACTGACGAAGTTGAATGCGCTTCAGAGGGAAGATTGCATCTTCATTGTGCCCCGCAAAGCTGGTGTTATGTGGAGGAGCAGCAATGACCAAACATAAAAAGTGCTACGGCAAATGTGACCGCTGTGTGTGGAAGAACAACGGCGGCTGTTCGGAATGGAGGAGAAGCAATGTCTGACTACGTAGAACGTCAGGCGGTGCTTGACGCATTACAAGCCCCGGAAATATGCAACATTACCCCGCGCCACATAGAGCTTATCAAGCAGATCCCATCTGCCAGAGTAGCACCGGTACGATATGCTTGCCTCTATCTGAATAAGCACTACGGAGACTATGAGTGTTCTGCATGTGGGAAAGGAGACATCATACGCATATCTTCACGCGACAGCATGATAGGTTACTGCCCTTATTGCGGAGCGAAGTTTACTGACCGTATCGGATTTAAGAATAAATGACACCGCAGATTTGACGGAGGAGCGGGAGCATGACGCGCCCGCCCTCCCCGCAAGCACAAAGTAGATTGTAAGGTGCTGCCGCGGACCGGCAGCACCTTAGAGCCCACTTTGAACGAACGACAAAAAAGAAGGAGGGCGTCAAGCCTCCTTCTTCAGAGCCTGTTTTATAAGGTTCTCGACATAGTTCGAGATCGTGCGGTTTTCAGCTTCGGCTGCGGCCTGTAGCTGCTCTTTGAGCTCGGAAGTGAGCCGAATTTCGAGGCGTTCTGTTTTAGCCATTAGCGCACCTCATATCCCGTGATCTCAAACTGATCTTCACTGACCTCGACATAAACCGGGAAGAGGCGCAGGCCGTCAGCATCATAGTACTCGCCGTTCCAGAACTGATCACCATACTGCTCGAACCACTCACCGAGTGCGTTCACATTGTCGGGGGTCTCGTTTGCTTTAACGGCTTCAAGAAGCTCGGAGTAAGAATATCTATTCATTGAAATTTCCTTTCTGCCCGTGGCGGGCTGCACATATTTCTGATGTGCCCTTATTGTACGACAATGTACGTACAGAATCAAGAGGCAGAATGCACAAAGTTCCCCGGGGAATAACAGCACAATCACTATAAAACCGCACCTTTGTAACTATATAAAAACAAAAAGAAACGCGCGTGCGTTTCTTGCGAGACTTTTAGGACGCTAACATAAGGACACGGAGATAAAAAGGATGAGGATACCGATGGAATACAAGATCATAAGCGGCTCTGTCGTGGAGATCAAGCGGACATGGATGTCTGCTCGATCGAACACAAAGAAGCCGAGGGGAACACGCATAGCCGGGAATACCTCTGAGAGAAAAATCAGACAGAACGAGATCGAGAGAGTGAAGCAGCTTGCCCGGATATTGAACGCGAACCTTGAAAAGGGATGGATCCTCGTCACTCTGAAATACGACGATGAACATCTCCCGTCCGACTACGCAGCCCTGAAGGAGAACGGGAAGAAGTTCTGCCGCGCTCTGCGCGCTGCGTTCAAGGCAGAGCATGACCGCAATCCTCGCATGATATTCGTGAATGCGAACTGGAGCCCGGAAGAGAACCGTCCGGCTCGCTTCCATCATCACGTGGTTATGGAGGGCTGCAGCTGGGATATGCTCCGTGATATCTGGCCGACGACGAACGGCGTCAGCATAGAGCCCATCGACGGGCGCGCCGATCACAGCGCTCTCGCATATTATCTCGTCCACAACGTCCATGGTCTTGAGCCGGGGCAGTGCTCGTGGAGCACGAGCCGCGGCAATCTTGTCAAGCCCATTTACACAGAGCCCGAACCCGTTGAGGACGTCGAGGATATTCAGGTCATACCGACAGCAAATCAGACGGCATTTGAGCGCCTGGATGATGAGGACGGACGCCCCGTGAGTACATACATCCGCTGCGTATTGCCTTGTAAACCGACCATCCGCGGCCGGCAGATCATATTACCCCGCCCGCCGAAGAGAGGCGGACGGAAACGGCGGCAGGAATAAGCCGCAGAAAGGAGCGAGACATGAAGAACAAAAGCAACATGGTTTACGATCACCTGTGCGCGACGTGCTACCTGAAGCTAAACACGCTGTTCACCCTGCACGACATCCCGCCCATCCGCCAGCGCGGCGGCAGGGGCGCGTGCAGCCTGTGCGGTTTCCGCGGCGAGCTGACGGAGATCGAGTACGACAGAGTGAAAGACAAGCGTTCACCGGAGGAGCGGGCGCGGCTGCGCGCGGAGCTGAACGCACCGCCAAAGACCCGCGAGGAGATCAGGCGGAAAGAAGAACCGGCGCCGGCACCGAAGGACTACGGCTTCACGCAGCAGACCTTCCTCGACCTCGCTGCGCTGGACAAGCTTTGACAGGAGGGCGGGGAGATGAGCAAACCGAGGTACGATTGGTGGGGCTATGTCAAGAAGACCCTTTACCGGTATCCGGACAACCAGCGCCCAGCGGAACGACGCGCAATCGAGAAAGCAATCCAGACGACGCGCGACAGCTGCGCGGATGCAGACGAACGGCTCGAACTGGTCAGGCTGATATACTGGTCACGCATTCGCTACAACATCCCCGGCGCGGCGCTCGCGCTGCCCGGCATATCTGAGGCGACGGCCAAAAGATGGCACCGCGATTTTCTCAAAGCCGTTGCCGGAAATTTAGGGCTTGTGGACGGCAGGAAAAAATGAGCCACGAAAGCCAAAAGAAATTGATATCATATCCGCAGAAGGACAGATAATCCTCTCTTCATTCTCTCCTTTTCTGCGGCAAAGCGGAAAGACGCTTGACAGCCCGGACAGACGGGCTTTTTTCACACCCGCGGGCGGTTCGCCGGGCGGGTAAATGAATCCGGAGAATCCGGAGACCATAAAAAAGGAGCGGGATCATGCAAAAGATGAACATCGTTTACAAGCGGCTCGATGAGCTGCGGCCATACGAAAACAACGCGAAGACCCACCCGGAATCACAGCTTGCCAACATTGCCCACAGCATCGCGACGTATGGCTGGAAACAGCCGGTGGTAATAGACCCCTACGGAGTCATCATCGTCGGACACGGGCGCGTACAGGCGGCACAGCGGTCAAACGTGCTGCGAGACCAGCTTGTGCCGTGCATTATAGCCGATGATCTGACCGAAGAAGAGATAGCGCAGTTCAGGATCGTCGACAACAAGTCAGCGGAGTCCCCGTGGGATATGGACGCACTCGCAGCCGAGCTTGAAAAGGTCGACCTGTCGGGATTTGATTTTGATTTCGGGTTCGAGGACAAACTGAGCGCCGAGGTAGTCGAGGACAATTACGTGCCGGAGCTGCCTGAAAAGCCGAAAGCACGAGCGGGCGATGTGTACCAGCTGGGGGGGCACAGACTGATGTGCGGCGACAGCACGAAACGCGAGGATGTGGAGAAGCTGTGCGCCGGGGTCCAGATGGATTTACTCTTGACCGACCCGCCGTATAACGTGGACTACGAGGGCACGGCCGGAAAGATCAAGAACGACCACTTGGCATCGGATAAGTTCCGCGAGTTCCTCACGGCGGCGTTCCGGAATGCGGCTGCTGTGATGAAGCCCGGAGCGGGATTTTACATTTGGCACGCGGACTCGGAGGGCTATAACTTCCGCGGGGCCTGCATGGACAGCAAGTTCCAGATTCGACAGTGCCTGATCTGGGTAAAAAACACACACGTAATGGGGCGACAGGACTTCCAGTGGAAGCACGAGCCTTGCCTGTACGGCGAGCGGGAGATCGAGGAAGATGAAATACCACTCGGCGATGAAACACAGCCGTGTTTGTACGGCTGGAAAGATGGCGCGCGGCACTATTTCTTCAAAAACCGCAAGCAATCCACCGTGCTTGAGTTTCCGAAGCCGATAAAGAGCAAGGAGCACCCGACGATGAAGCCAGTGCGCCTGTTCGACTACCAGATGCAGTGCTCGACGCACACCGGGGACAGCGTCCTCGACCTGTTCGCCGGGAGCGGGACGACGATCATAGCGGCGGAGCAGAACGGGCGGCGTGCATACTGCATGGAGTTCGACCCGCACTATGTCGACGTGATAATCGACCGCTGGGAGAAATTCACCGGCGAGCGGGCGGTGCTGCTGAATGAATGAGTGGCAGGCGCTCGAACGCTGCAAGCATCTGCTGACGAAGCAGCAGTACAGGACAATAAAAGGCCAGCTCCGAGCGGGCGATACCGCGGGAGCAATGCGTGGCTTGATAAAGCTGACAGGAGGAGGTGAGCCACATCGCAGCCAGGAAGAAGCCCGGCACGAAAAAGAAACCGGCAGCCGGAGGGAAGCCCAGCGCAAGGGGCAAATATGCGCAGTGGCGCACCGAGAGCGGGCTTGAGCTGCTCGCCGCCTGGGCGCGCGACGGCTGCACCGATGAAGACCTTGCAAAAAAAATAGGCGTCGCTCCGTCGACCTTTTACGACTGGAAGCGCCGTTTTCCGGACATTGCCGAGGCAGTGTCCAAAGGAAAAGAAATCGTGGACATTAAAGTCGAGAACGCGTTGCTGAAGCGCGCTCTCGGCTACACGTATACGGAGGTCAAGAAAGAGGGCACCGTAAATGGCATAAAAAACGGCACGGCAAAGGTCACGGTGACAGAGAAAACCATGCCTCCGGATGTGGCTGCCATAATCTTTTGGCTGAAGAACCGCAAGCCGGACGTGTGGCGCGAGATCATAACCGAGACGCAGGAGCTGCTGGAGGACGACGGTTTCCTTGAGGCGCTGAACGAGAAGGCGGCGAGAATATGGCAAGACGAAGTGTAAGGAGCGCCGGATTCAAGTTTCAACCGTTTTCCCACAAACAGAAGCAGGTTCTGACATGGTGGATGCCGTCGAGCGGAGTTTCCGACTATGAGGGCATCATTGCTGACGGCGCGATCAGGAGCGGGAAGACGGTGTCAATGGCACTGTCCTACGTTATGTGGGCAATGAGCACGTTTCGGGAAGAGAATTTCGGCATGTGCGGAAAGACGATCGGCAGTTTCCGGAGAAACGTACTCGGACCGCTGCAGCGGATGCTGCGGACGCGGGGATATAAATATGCGTATCACCGTGCGGACAATTACATCGAGATACGCCGCGGCGCGGTGATAAATTATTTCTACATCTTCGGCGGCAAGGATGAGAGCAGCCAGGACTTGGTGCAGGGCATAACGCTCGCGGGTGTGCTGTTCGACGAAGTAGCGCTGATGCCTGAAAGCTTTGTCAATCAGGCGACGGCGCGATGCTCGGTCGAGGGCTCGAAGTTCTGGTTCAACTGCAACCCAGACAGCCCGGAGCACTGGTTCAAGAAAGAATGGATAGATAAGCTCGGCGAGGAGAGCGGGAAGCATTTGATCTATCTCCATTTCACGATGGACGATAACCTCTCCCTAAGCGAGGAAACGAAAGCCCGATACCGGGGAATGTACAGCGGCGTGTTCTACAAACGCTTCATCCTCGGCGAGTGGTGTGTGGCCGAGGGGCTTGTCTACACCGAGTTCACGGATGCGAACATCAAGACCGAGCACGCGGCGAATCCCCAGCGCTGGTTCATCTCGATAGACTATGGCACATTCAACGCCTTTTCGGCGGGACTATGGTCATGGGACGGAAAGAAAGCGCAGCGGGAGCGGGAGTTTTACTATTCCGGCCGCGAGGAGCGGGAGCAGCTGACAGACGACGAATACTACACCAAGCTTGAAGAGCTGGCGGGCGATTTGACGATCAGCTGCGTAGTAATAGACCCGTCGGCGGCGTCATTTATAACGCTGATCCGGAAGAAGAAAAGGTTCCAAACGAAGAAAGCGAAAAACGATGTGCTTGACGGCATCCGCTTCACGGCTGCGTGCCTGAAGGCGGGGCTGATAACCGTTCACGAGAGCTGCGAGAGCTGCCTGCGGGAGTTCAAGCTGTACCGTTGGAACGAAAAAGCCACGACCGACACGGTCATCAAAGAGAATGACCACGCGATGGACGACACCCGGTATTTCGCATACACGATTCTGCGCCCATTGCTGCGCAGTGCGTATAAAGACGGCAAAGACAAAACCATTTCGACGATATTTGGAGGGCAATATCTATGAGTTTCCTGACCTATCAGGACTTCGAGACTGTGAAGCCGGAAGAGCTCGCAGACTTCGTAAAGCGTGCAATCGCGGAACATAAGGCCAGCGTAGAGTACGAAATCGCCTTGACGGCGGATCAATACGACAAAAAGCGGAACACGACGATCTGCAACTACGTCCAGACCATGATGGATGTGACCGGCGTTCGTATCGTGGATATCACGGCGGCAAACAATAAAATCTGCTCCAACTTTTTCCACAGGCTGAACACGCAGCGGAATATGTACTCTCTGGGCAACGGCCTAACGTTCGAGAAAGAGGAGACAAAAAAGAAACTCGGCAGGAATGCCGATGTGAAGATCAAGCAGGCTGCGTATAAGGCGCTGATCCACGGCCGGAGCTTCATCTTCTGGAACGGCAGCCAGATGTATGTGTTCCCGGTCACCGAGTTCAAGCCGCTGCCGGACGAGGACACCGGCGCAGTGAGAGCGGGAATCCGATTCTGGCAGCTCGCTGCAGATAAGCCGCTGATCGCCGTGCTCTACACGGAGCGCGGCTACAAGAAGTTCATATACCGGAAGGACAGGCAGCCCGAAGCAATACCGCCTGAGCGGGATAGATACATGGCCTACAAGATCACGATACGCAAGGTCGAGGCCACGGGAGAGGTCGAGGTGGCCGGGGAAGAGAACTGGAACGGCATCCTGCCGATAATCCCGCTTTACGGCTCGGAACTCAAGCAGAGCACCCTTGTCGGTATGCGCGAGCAGATAGATTCCTTTGACCTCATCCGTTCCGGATTCGCGAACAATCTTCAGGACTGCGCGGAAATATACTGGATCGTCAAGAGAGCGGGAGGCATGGACGATGCGTCACTTGCTGAGTTCCGCACCCGCTTGAAGACGCAGCACATTGCGTCGGTAAATTCCGAATATGACGACGGCGAGAATGATGCTGCCGAGCCGTACACCCAGCAGATACCGTATGAAGCCCGGAAAGAATACCTGCAGGAGATCAGAGCGGGAATCTATGAGGACTTCGGAGGGCTGGATGTGCATACCATCGCTGCCGGCGCCACGAATGACCACATTGACGCCGCTTATCAGCCTTTGGACGAAGAGGCGGACGATTTCGAGTTCCAAATCATTGAATGCGTCGTGGCGCTGCTTGCACTGCAGGGCGTGTCGGAAGAGGACGCGACGCCGAGTTTCAAACGAAACCGAATCAGCAACCAGAAAGAGCAGACGGATATGGTCATGGAGACCAGGGAACTGATCGGTGATGAGCTGGCATTAAAGAAGCTGCCTTTCCTGACCCCGGACGAGGTCGCGACGCGACTCGAAACTATGCTCGCCGAAGAAATGGACCGTTTTGATAACGGTTTCGACGACGGTAATAACAAAAATCCGGAGGACGATAACATAAACCCCTATGATGATAACGCTGGGGATGAGGCATAAACCATGAAGCTGGATGAAGGCCACAGGCTGACCGATGAGCATCTGCAGGAGCTTGAAGAGCGCATCCGGGAAATGTACGAGGAAGCCGCTAAAGAGCTGCAGGGCATCATCGATGATTATTTTGCTAAGTTCGCGGTAAGAGACAAGGAAATGCAGGATATGCTGCAGGCCGGGAAAATCGACGAAGAAGCATATAAGCAGTGGCGTTTAAATCAGATCGGCCGCGGCCGACGATTTGAGCAGTTGCGGGACAAGCTCGCGGAGCGGGCGACACATGCGAATGAAGTGGCGGTGGCCTACATCAATGACACCACGCCGGGGATATACACCCTCAACCGCAACTATGCGGCTTACGAGATTGAGAGCGTCGGAGCGGGCGTAGACTTCACTCTGTACGATGAGGCGACTATTCGCCGCTTGCTTGTCGAACGCCCTGACCTCATGCCATATTACCCGCCGAGCCTTGCACTGAAACGCGGCATTGATCTCAACTACGGCAAAAAGCAGATAACCGCACGAGTAACACGGGGAATACTGATGGGCGAGAGCAACCGACAGATTGCTGCCGGGCTGAGGGAGCGGCTGACAAACATGAGCGTCACGAGCGCCATCCGCGCCGCACGAACCGCGGTCACGGCTGCCGAGAACGGCGGGCGAACGGCGAGTTATCAACAGGCCGAGGACATGGGCATTGAGCTCACGCGTGAGTGGCTGTCCACAAGAGACGGCAGAACACGCCCCGAACACGGCAAAGCCGATGGACAGAGCGTCGGAGTCAAAGAACCCTTTACAGTTGGCGGCGAAAAGCTCATGTTCCCCGGAGACGCTTCTCTTGGAGCGTCCGGCTGGAATCTGTATTGCTGCCGCTGCGCCGTGAAAGCCAAAATCAAAGGCCATGAACGCAAGAGAGAGGTGTATTCGGAATGGCTTGAGCGGAAAATGGAAGAAGACCCGCAAGGAACTACACTGGAGTTCAAAAAGCAGGTTCGGCGTAACGCTGATTATGCACAGTATCAGGAGTATGCAAAATACGCGCGTAAAGAGACACCAAATACATTTGCAAAATTTCAAGATTTGAAGTATAGTAACCCAAACGAATGGGAAAAGCTAAAAGCCACCAAACATCAGAGGGAGACAATAAAAAACGCGCCGTGCGAAACCACGCCGAAAAAATTCAGCGGCTATTTTCTCAAGGACGGAACAAAGCACGCGAGAGATTTTTTCGATGCTGGGTATTCTGCGAATGATGTTCTGCGGCTACGCTATGATATAGCCCGGCAATTCGACGAAAGCAAGGCTGAGAAGTTTACCATTGATGAAGATGGGCGCGAAAGGTTCAGGATTTACATGAAATTGGGAACAAAAGGACAGGTATTCCGCACTGCGTGGATCCGCGATACGCCGGAAAGCAAGCCGAGAATAACCACGGCGTTCAGGGAGGCGGCAAAAGATGATAAAGCTTTTTGACCATGTCAAAATAAAGGAAACAGGAATTAGCGGCATCGTGGTCGATATTGGCGAGGTAAAAGGCGAGGCTCGATACGAAGTGGAAGCCGACGAAAAGGGCACACCGGGAGGCTACGGCGATGAAGGCGACTGGAAGCTATACGGTTGCCGCGCTGCTGAAATCGAGAAGGTGTGAACATTGGCTATAGAAGTCAAAATCATAAACAACAAAGACCTTGTGAGAAATGCCCTCCGCGAGCAAATCATTACTGCCCTTGAAGCAGTGGGCATACAGGCTGAGGGCGACGTCAAGGATGAAGTCGAGAACCTGCATGCGGTTGACACGGGACGGCTCAGGAGCAGCATCACACACAAGGTCGTCCCCGATGAGAAGGCCGTATACGTGGGGACGGACGTCAACTATGCCGTCTACGTCCACGAGGGAACCGGCGCCGAGAACGTGGCCGGGGGCACACCGAAGAAGCGCTGGGCATACAAAGACCCGCTGACCGGGGAGTGGCGCATTGGCACACCGCAAAAGCCCCGCCGATTCATCAAAAAGGCTGTTGAAAAGAACGCCAAGGATTACGGGAAAATCATTGAAGAATACCTCTCCCGCGGCGATTAAAAAATGAGCCACAAAAGCCAAATGAATATTTTAGAATAAGCTCACAACGAAAGTTGTGGGCTTATTTTTATACCCACTCCTGCGGCGAGGAACTGCCGCCGAAGAACCGAAAAAGGAGAATAAACATGGCACTCACAAGAAAAGGCCTCAAAGCAATGGGGCTGACGGATGAGCAGGTCGACAGTGTGATCGAGCTCCACACCGAGACCATCAACGGACTCACCACACAGCGCGACGAATATAAAGTCGCAGCTGATAAGCTTCCGAGCGTTCAGAAGGAATTGGACGAGCTGAAAGCAGCAGACGGCGGTTACAAGAAAAAGTACGAGGAAGAACACTCGGCTTTTGAGACTTACAAGTCTGCCCAGACCGCCAAGGAAACCAAAGCCGCAAAAACCACGGCAGTGCGCAAATATTTCGAGAGTAAGGGCATCACCGGCAAGAGCCTTGAAATAGCAATGCGCGGAGCGGGAGCGGAGATCGATGCAGCCGAGCTTGACGGTGAAAAGCTCAAGGACACCGCAGCACTCGACGCCCTCGTCACCGGCGATTTTGCGGGGCTGGTAGGCAAAATTATCAACAAGGGGGCAGGTGTGGAAACACCCCCCGATGGCGGAGAAGAGAAAGACTTCTCAAAGATGACCGACGCTGAATATTTCGCATATCAGCGCGGACTCAAGAAAGGATGATCAGAAATGGCAAATACCTTTATCACCATGCAGAACATCGCCCGTCAGACGCTCATGCGCCTGCACGAGAACCTTGTTCTGCCGAACCTCTGTTACAGGGACTATTCCAGCGACTTTTCCGACCTTGGCGACACCATTCAGGTTAAGAAGCCGGTGGTTCTCGAGGCGAAGAGCTTCAAGGACGGAGACACTGTCCAGCGTCAGGACATGAAGGAGAGCTCCGTCGCAGTGAAGCTCGACAAGATCGCAACCGTTGACGTGAAGTGGGGCGCAATCGAGGGCGCGACCAACCTCACCGAGGCGAAGCTTCAGACCGACTTTATCGAGCCTGCGGCCGTAGCCCTGGCCGAGAAGATCAACCGCGACGGCCTTGCGCTGTACTCGCAGATTCCGGGCGTTCTCGGCACTGCGGGCACCACGCCGAACGATCTTGCGGCGCTGTCTGCGATTCGCAAGTATCTCAACAAGAACAAGGCACCGCTCACCAACCGCCGCGCAGTATGGGACGTTGAGGCAGATGCAAAGCTGTCCGAAATCCCGAACCTGACTCGCGTCTCCGAGGCTGGCACCCCGCAGACCCTGCGCGAGGGCGAAATCGGCCGCCTGTTCGGCCTTGATAACTACATGTCGCAGGGAGTTCTTGAGCACGCAGTCGGCGCGACCGGCACAGTGCTTATTGATGGCAAGGCCAATGCAGGCGCTACCAGCATTCATGTTGACGGCCTCGCGACTGCGTTCAAGGTCGGCGACCGCTTCACCATCGCGGGTGACGCCACCAGCTACGTTGTCACCGGAGCGGGCGCGCTCGAAACCGCTGATCAGGACATCGAGATTGCTCCGGCACTCCAGAAGGCCGCGGCTGACAACGCTGCCGTCACTGTCGGCGGAGCTTACACCGCGAATATCGCATTCCACCAGAACGCGATCGCTTTCGTCACCCGCCCGCTGATGCTCCCCAAGGGCGTAGAAGCCTATGTCGCGAGCGACGAGTACAACGGTGTTTCCGTCCGCGTGTACCGCGGCTTCAATACCGAGACCAAGCAGGAAGTAATGTCCATGGACGTGCTGTACGGTTATAAGCTCATTTACCCCGAGCTTGCTTGCGTATACATGGGCTGATAAACAAAGGAGGACGGCAGCATGAATGAAACGCTTGACGAAGTATGCGGATTTCTCCGCAACTGGTTCACCGTGCCGGGCGGTGTGCACGTCGACACATACACCGTCGTTGACGGGGCGCTCACGCTGCCGTTCCTCCAGAACGGACAGTATTACCGGATAATCGGGAGCGTGTTTAACGACGGCGTTCACCGGTACGGCGCCGCAGATGACAAATTAGCCCCTGAGAGCTTCCACGGGGCCGTCTGGGCGCTTGCAGTTCCACCGGCGGTCATAGACATTGCCAAAGAGATCGAGGAATGGAGCGCCCAGAACGCGGCGACAGTGGCGAGCCCGTACCAGTCGGAGAGCTTCGGCGGTTACAGCTACAGCAAAGCGGCGCCGAGCGGGAGCGGAGTGCAGAAGACTCTGACATGGAGGAACGTGTTCGCGGCGAAGCTTGCGAGGTGGAGGAAGTTATGAGTCTGTACGAGACCTTTTATGAAACTGCGGTACTGATGGACCGCAAGACCACAGCCTCGCCGGTCGGCGGCTTTATCTCCGGATGGACGGAGGGTGCGGAATTTCAAGCCGCATTCACCGGCCTTACTCCGACGGAAAAGATAGCTGCACAGCAGGCGGCGGTGCAGTACTCCGATACCATCGTCACGCCGATAAACACAGGGCTTGCGGAGCGGGACGTGTTTAAATTCGACGAAAAATACTACCGCGTGATAGGCAAGCTGCCGACAACGCCGAAAGTAGCGACATTCAGCTTCGAGCGCTACGCCGTAGAATCATTAGCGGGGTTGCCGACATGACAAAAGCTGAGGCGCTGCACGCATTTATGTCGGGTTTCACCTGGACTGCATACCCCAATCAGGCAACGATCGGCGCAGACGGGAAAGACCCGGCATTCCCCTATCTGGTATATGAACAGAATATAGGCTCGATAGACGACGGACCTATCGCCATCGTGATCAATCTGTGGGATTACAGCAGCAATCCTCAGACCGTCTTAAACAAGACGCAGGAGATATCCGAGAAAATCGGGCTGGGCGGCATATATCTCCCGTGCGATAACGGAGCGATACTGATCCAGCGAGGCTCGCCATTTTCGCAGGCACAGACAGATCAGGCGAGCGAGTATATACAAGGCCGCTATTTGCAGATAACGGCAGAATACCTTACACAAGACTGAGGTGTAGAAATGAAATTTACAAAAATGCCCACGGAAACGTTCAAGCAGCTTACTGTGAACGCGGGCGTGATTCTCAAGACGTTTGACCCGGCAGACCCCAAGCTTACCGACAGTAATATCCTCGGGGCAACCTCGGGGGGCGTTAACGTCTCCATCACGAGGACCTTCGAAGACTACGGAAGCGATATCGATAACTGCCCGGCCGACACAAAAGAGCTTAAAAAGTGCACGGCTGTAGCCGTCAAGGCTTCCGGGTCGTTTGTGACGATGAGTCCCGCACTGGCCGCGATGCTGGCCGCTGCTGCCGATATAGACAGCACCAACAACGCGAAAGTGACACTGAGGCGGGATCTTCTGGATTCCGACTTTTCAGACCTGTGGATCGTCGGTGACTATTCCGATAAAAACGGCGAAAAGAACGGCGGTTATATAGCTATTAAGCTCATTGCCGCGCTGTCGACCGGCGGATTCGTAGTGCAGACAAAGGACAAAGGCAAAGCAACATATTCATTTGAATTCACGGCGCACTCGAGCCTCACCGACCAGAACACCGTCCCTGTCGACATTTACGTCCAGAGCGGGACAGCTGAGACCACGAGCAACACGGGGGACGGAACATGAAGCTTTCTGAATTTTCAACCGACAGGGCGTGCGATGTAATGTGCGCCCTGACCCCTTATATAAGCAGCATTGCAGTTGATAACGAGCTGCTGGCCACGCTCAAGGAAAAGCTCCACGCCGAAACCCGCGCAGATATGCTGCTTGCAGGTGTGGAAAAATTCAACAAGGTCGTCCCGATACTGCTCAAGGAGCACCGCGAGGACGTATTTGGGATACTTGCCGTGCTCAACGACACCACCGCAGAAGCGATCGGGAAGCAGAACTTCATCAAGACGATGACGCAGATCCGCGACATTGCCAACGATAAGGAGCTTATGACTTTTTTCAGATCGTGCGCGGAGTCGGAAGAGAAAGAATAATAAATGCTCTCCTCTCCGCGCCGAAAGTCAGCGCGGCATCGTTCTTTTTGCTGCTGCCGGATATCGACCGGAGGGAGCAGAAGAAACAAGCTTACCAGATATACATCACAGATGCGCTCAAGATCATCGGCGGGCTGAACATTCGGTACGTAGACATGCTCAAACCGCAGGCGGTTGAAGAGTCGCCGGAAGAGATAATTGAGCGCATGAAGCGAGACATTAACGGCACTGAAGAATGAATGTTTTTGAACTGTTCGCAAGGCTGAGCCTTGACACAAGTGAATATGAGCGAGACCTCGACGATGCACAGACCAAAGCAGACGGATTCGGCTCAAAGCTCAAGACCGGGCTTGCTGCTGCAGCGAAGATCGGCGCGGCTGCAATAGGGGCTGTAGCCACGGGAGTGGCTGCACTCGGCAAGGCGAGCGTATCACAGTTCGCGGAGTATGAGCAGCTCGTCGGTGGCGCGCAGCTGATGTTTGGCAACGCTTATGACACTGTCGCGGCGAATGCCGAGAACGCATACAAGAATGTACAAATGAGTCAGAACGAGTACCTGACTCAGGTTAACGGCTTTGCTACCGGTCTTAAAACGGCGCTCGGCGGCACCGAGCAGGCCGCAGCGGAAGCGGCAGAACTTGCGGACAGAATTATCACCGCTGAAGCTGACGTTGTGGCGGCAACCGGTGCTTCGCAGGAGAACGTACAGAATGCGTTCAATGGCATTATGAAGAGCAACTATACGATGCTCGATAACCTGCAGCTGGGTATTACGCCGACGAAAGAGGGATTCCAGAGCCTGATCGATAAGGTCAACGACTGGAACGCCGAGAACGGCAAGATGACCGAGTACACGATCGACAACCTCGCGGATTGCCAGTCGGCGTTGGTGGATTACATCGCAATGCAGGGACTGTCGGGATATGCGGCAAAGGAAGCGGCGGGCACCATACAAGGTTCTGTTGCGTCGATGAAGTCGGCGTGGAAAGACCTGATGACGGCCTTCGCGGATGAAAACGCAGATCTCGGGTCCAAAATAGACAACCTTGTCACATCGGCGGGGAATGTCTATCAGAATATCGAGCCGCGAATCCTACAGGTCGTGGACGGGATAGCCAGTTTCGCAAATATGGTCGTGCCGAAGATTATTGACACCATCGGCGCGAATGCCCCGATGCTGCTGGAAGCGGCGGTGTCCATTATCGGCACACTCGCCGGTGCCCTGATAAGCAATCTCCCGACGCTGCTGACCGCGGTATTGGAGCTTGTAGTGAGCCTCGCCGAGTCAATGGCGGACAACACAGGCGCGTTTGTTGACGGGGTGGTCCAGATCATTACTGCCGTTGCCGGGGCAATCCTGAACAACCTCCCGGCGTTAGCAGCAGCTGTCATGGAAATAATCGTGAACCTTGCGGTTGAAATCGTCATGCACATCCCGGAGATAATAGAAGCCGTTGGAGAAGTGATTCTCGCAGTGATAGGTGCGCTGTTCGCGGCGCTCGGCTCATTCCTCGAAGTCGGCGGCGCGTGGATAGACAGTCTTAATGCAGCAATCGCGGCTAAGGTCTCCGAGGTCGTTACAGCGGCGCAGGAGCTTGTCAGTGGGTTCATTTCGACGCTTGCAGCGAAGTTCGCGGAAATATACGAGCAGGCTGGCGAGTGGGTCGAAGAGAATCTGATAACGCCCATCAGCGACAAGGTAGAAGAGTTTGTTAACATCGGACAGTCGGTCGTCGATAAAATCCGCGACGGGATAAGTAACGCGTGGGATAGCCTGACGTCGTGGTTTTC